CCCCAATCGAGCAGCGAGTCGCCTTCCTGCGGGTCGAGCGCGGCGACGACGGCGAGATGCCTGTCCATCTGGCCGCTCATCGACCAGCCGCAGGCAGCCCACGGCTCTTCGATGTGCGCCATCCCTGACCACCAGTCGGGGGTGTTCTGTGGCCTCTCGACGATGCTCATGCCTTCTCCATAACGAGCCACCAGAAGTTGTTTCCTCCGAACTCTGAACGCCAGATCGGCTCGCTGATGTACCGCCAGCCATCCGGTGCGTGAGGAACGAGTTTCGCATCGCTCCCGTAGTTACACATCGTCACTGTGACGAACTTCTCGGCGAGCGCGCAGTACGCCGGCAGCATCTCGGCGAGGCGATGGCCGTGCTGCGACGGCGCGTCGGCCGACACGATGTCCCAGGCGCTGCCACGCTGCTGGTACACCCAATCGAAGACGTTGGCGCGCAGATACAGCCAGGAGTCGGGGTAGAGCTCTGAGAACGGCTCCAACGTCTTCTCATCCCAATCGACACAGGTGACATCCTCGAGCCCGGCGTCACGGAACCACTGACCGTCAGCAGAACCCATCCGGCCGGAGGCGAACAGCAGCAACCCTGACTCGCACTCGTCGAGGAGATGCTTCGGGTAGGTGCGCGCCTCGTAGTCCATCACGGTCATGCGACAGCCTCGTAGTAGGCGCGCTTCGCGACAGCGTTGCGGTCGTCGCGGAAGTGGTCGATGTCGACGTAGTTCAGGATCGGGAACGCGGCCGTCAACGCCGGTGCCATCCGTCCCTCATCCTCCCGCCATTCACGGTAGAACCGCGACAGCGGATGCCGGTAGGGAAGGTTCACCGTGTCGATCAGGTTCGCGAGCTGGCCGGTGATGTACGGCTCGAGCGCGCCCTGGTCTGTGACCCACCGCCCTGGCCTGACGCACGTCAGGTCAGGCTGGTACTTGAACACACGGAACAGCGGGATCGGCATGGCTGAGTCGTCGCCGCGCGGCCAAGTCGAGCGCACATCAGGGATGTCGTTGGCTCCGTGGTTGTGCAACCAGACCATCGAGTGCCCGGTGATCTCCGGCAGGTATCCACGGGCGATCTCGTCGGCGTCCATGCGGAAGACGTAGGTGGCGCCCATCCGGCCGGCGCGATGGATCAACTGCGTCTGCTTCGCGGCATCGTCGCCACCGGCCCACTGCTGCACTTCCGCGCCTGCCTCCCGAGCCACCTCGCAGGTCAGGTCGTTCGAGAAGTACGACTCCTGCCCGAACGGCACCCCTTCGCCGTCGAGCCAGGCACCGTCGAGCACCAGCACACGCTGGCAGCCAACGTTCAGCAGAGACTCCACAGCACCTCCGATTCGCTCTTCCTCGTTGAACGCTGAGATCGCACCGACGATCATGCGGCCACCTGAAGAATCGTGGAGAGCGCCATCGCCGTCTGAGGATGGTAATCGTGCAGGCCGAGAAACACCTTGTATCCCTCGGCTGCGCGGACGAGCTCGTTGACGTCTTCGTAGAGGTAGTCGCCCATCGACGACTCCCGCAACACCGTGCAGCCGAGATCATGCGCTACTTCTTCGACAAGCTCGTTGTAGCCTCCGAACGGCGGACGGATCACCGTCGGCAAAGTGCCTGTGATCGTTCCGATGACCCCGGCGCACGATGTGAGTTCGCGGAGCATCTCCCGCTTGTTGAGCACGTCGAGTCGCGTGTGGCTCATCGTGTGGTTCGCGATCGTGTGGCCTTCGTCGCGCATCCGGCACAGCAACTCCGGGCGCTCGAGCGCGCGCAGACCGACAACCGCGAAGGTTGCTGTGACACCGGAGGCGGCGAGGTCGTCGAGGATGCCGTGCGTCAGTTCGGTCGGGCCGTCGTCGAAGCAGATCAGCCTCATGCCGTCACCAGACCGTGCACAGCCTGCATCTCGCTGATCGCCTCAGCCGGATACAACGCAGCGAGTTGACCCCACACGTCGTCCGACTCGTTCTGGCGCCCGTAGTGGATCTGGCAGCCGTGGTAGTCGTTCAGGTTCGCGCTGCTCTTGAAGTCCACGATGTGCAACGGGTTGGTGTCATGGAAGTGCTTGGTCGCCCCGCCTGCTGTCGCGTTGTCTGTCGCGGCGTCCATCGCGCGCTGCCGGTCCTCCGGCGCAGGACGGAACCCGACCTTCTGAAGCGTCTGCCGCGAGTAGACACGCACCCCGTCACCGAAGCGGATGTTCAGCTTCGCCAACTTGGTGCAGTCCTCGTTCACGACGGTCGACCAGTGCGTCACCACCGTCACGTCGTTCCGTGGCAGCGCAATCCAGTCCTGATGTACCCAATCGTCTGAGCCGCACGGGACGAAGAACTCTGCTCCGTGCTCGGCCGCAAGCTGGTAGCCGTCGTTGATCTTCGCGCCGAGGCCGGTGTTCTCACGCTCGACCGTCGCGAAGCCGCACGCCTGCGCGAGCTCGAGGTTCTCGTCATCAGCGATCACCACGGCGTCGGCCAGGATGTCCCGCTCGAGAAGGGCGTCACAGGTGCGTCGCAACTGGCGGAAGCAGACCTGCGCGATCTCCAACCGTCCGTGCGCCGGCACGACGAAGCACAGCGTTCTCATGTGAACACCGGAATGACCGTCAAGACCCAGAGCACGCCGGGCATCTGTCCCTGGTTGCCGGAGTCGAGGAAGCTGATGTAGCCGGACGGCGGCTGACAGTAAACCGTCGAGCACAGCCCGTTCAACGTCTGGTCGGCCATCAGGATCTGCTCGACACACAGTTCGTCGTCGGGGCTCATCATCCGGTCGAGGAGATCCTGGTAGGCGTCATGGTCGCCGCCGATCCGGCAACGGACTGTGAAGTCCATCTGGCCGCTGTCGCCGCCGAACCCTGCCGTGCTTCCGTCACCGAACGGCGAGCCGGGGTCGATGTCGACCGCGTACGACGACGGGTTGATGAGCATCCGCGACGTCACCTGGATCTTGATGCCCGACGCGAGCAGAACAGCGTCGGCGTCGAACGCATCCTCGAGCACATCTGCCAGTTCGGCGCGAATGGCGCGCACCACCGTCAAGCTAGACCCCACTGCTCCTTGAGCGGTGCGAGCTTCGCCGCGTGACGCTTCCATGTGTCCGTCGCGGTGTGCGCCGGGCCGATCTCGTTGCCGAGCCCGACCAGACCGAACGGCGCCTCAGCCTGCGCCCAATGCTCGTTCGCGCGCTCGAGGCAGACCTCCTGCACGAGCGCCAACTGCTCGTCGATGTAGGTGTTCGGAGGAGTCACCGCGTCGATCTCGGTGTCGATCTCCAGGCTGGCGGCGTCGAGCGCGCGCTGCATCGCGGCGGTCTGCTCGGTCGTGGGGCTGGTGATCTTGAGAATCCGCGCGAGTTCGGTGACGTCTGCGTAGCTGCTCAAGGATCACACCTCCGACTCAATTGCTTCTGGATGAATGTTGTCATAGGTCGGTTACGCCAATCGGAATATTCGGAGGGGCGTGTTTGCAGTAATGCTGAACTCGCCAACTGACCCTGAGTTGTCCAAATAAACTGTGGATGTGTAGCTGCCTGGGTCTGCGAATATGACCGGGCCAGTTGTGAGAACAACCGTTGCTCCGCCAAGTGTCGGGTCGAGTGGGAGGTAGGTATCCCATGTGCCTAGCGCGGACGGGTTGAGATTTAGTTGGATCTGATTGGGAGCTCCGGCGATCGAAAGCGCCAGCGTCGCGACGTAGGCACCTGGTGTGTTTACCAAGACAGTCGATCCATCAACATCAAGCGAGAGATCCGAACCTGACGATTCATTGACGGTGTAGAGAATCGCGGGTTGTGTTCCCATCGCGATTCCAGTTTGGCCGGCGGCAGTGAGCAGGCTGAGGTAGCTGGTAAGGACTGTGCTCGAACCTCCCCCGTCAAGCGAACGGCGAGCCAGCGCGCTCACGATGTCGTTGGCATCGAACTCCTGCAGTTCACCAGCCACATGGTCGGCGTCGAGCTCCGACAGCCCGTCAAGCAGTTCGTCGACTTGGTTCGCTCTTGCCATGTGGCCTCCGGAGAGTAGAGCGCTGGGGGGCCAAAGCCAAGCCGCGGACCCGGCCCCCCAGCATCAGTGGCTCCGTCTTACGAGCCGGTTCCGATCAGGGCGAACTGGTTGTCGTCCGCCGCGACTGCCTCGAAGGCGCCGATGATGCCGACCTCGACACCGCCGATCGCCGGCTCGACAACACGGAGCTCCACCGGAGCACCGGGCGTCTCAGCGACGAGAAGCGCGTCGGAGTAGCCGACGATCGCGACACCCGCGTCGAGGCCAGCCGACACGACCACACGCATCCCGGCGAGGGTTCCCGTCTGGGAACCGACGTTCAGGCTGCCTGCGTTCAGGAGCTGCGCCCCTGCCGCCGACGTCAGCGCCGCTGCGAGGTAGAACATGTCGGGCGACAGGTACACCGTGTTCGCCATCCGGCGAGAGTTGGTGTACACGAGCCCGGCACCCTCGGTGACGGCTGTGATCCAGTTCGCGAACGTGTCGCCCGTCGTACCGGCGAGCTGGTTCGCGATCAGGTGGTTCGCTGCGGCCGACTGGATGATCTCGCCGGCGTCCTGCTCGGTCTGGATCGCGTACTGCTCCGCTGCCAGGTCGAACCAGAGCCGCAAGGCGTCCGGCGTCGACCAGTTGATCGCCTGCCAGGAGATGTCGCCGCCGCCGAGGTACGTCGATGCCGTGGCGGTGTTCATCGTGACGATCATCTTCTGGTTCCCGGCCTCCGTCTTCTCCGCAGACTGCACGGCGACGAGCGGACGCTGGGTGATCTTCGGGAACGTGAACGAGCCACGGATCAGCGCGACCCGGTTGCCCGACGCGACGAGCGGCCTCGAGGCGTCGATCACCTGGAAGATCTGTGCGATGTGCTGCTGCGGCTGCAGGCCAGCCGTGTCCGAGGACAGGGTGTTCGCCGGGACGCGCTTCAGCATCTGCTGCCGTTGACGCATCGCCTCGATCTCCTGCTCGGACGCGAACTCACGGGCCAGCCGGGACGTGCCGGCGAGCTCGCGGGTCAGCACCATGTCGCGGCCGTAGGTGTAGAAGTCGCGGTACACGATTCCTTCACCATCGGCGTCCAACTCGACACCCTTCTCACGCGAGATGAGCGCCTTCTGGATCTGCTTCGACGCCTCGGATGCACGGGCGTCGGCCTCGATCGCCGCGACGAGCTCGGTCATCTCGGTGTCGAGACTCGCGACCTTCTCGCGGTACATCTGCACCTGAGTCGACTCCGACTCGGTGAGTTCCTTCTTCTCGCGTGACTCGGCGGCGCCGAGGACGCTCTCGTGCAGCTGCTGCGTGACGGCGCGCTCATCGCTGAGCCGTGTCAGCCGCAGTTCGGACTGTGAAGGCATTTCTTCCCTCCGATGTTGTGTTGGTGGTGCTCGGAGGCGGGTGCCGACTTCGGAGGTGCCGCGCTAAGGCTGCGGGGTGTCCGTTTCTGCGGGGTGCGCCGTGTCGTATCTGTCCGGCAGTGTAATCCCTGCCGCCCGAATCCGCTCGATCAGAGCGGGGTCCATGTCGATGGGTTGAAGTTCCGGTGCGAACTCGACCGTCTCGATCTCCTCACGGATCGCGAGCACCCTCGCCTTGGTGTAGGCGCCGAAGCGGGTGAACGCGATGGCGCGCAGGTTCGCGCGGGTACGCTGGATGACGCCGCCCGGTCCGCGACGGTGCTTGTCCGGCACAGCCTCCAGCGACACCTGATCGTAGGTGCCTGCCTTCAGCAGCTCGAGCGCGGTGTCGCCGGCAGTGGTGTCGAGCATGGTGAAGGTGCCGTGGAAGCCGTCAGCCTGCTCACGGAACGCTACGCCTCTGGCGACGACGCCGCTGATGCCCTGCTCGTGCTCGACGTTCGCGGTCACACGATGGGCGGCGTTCATCTGGTGGTTGAACACACCGGGCAACCACTCCTCCTCGTACAGCACGCCCCTCCTCACACCGCCGAGGCCGTCGTTGTGCTTGATCCGCTCGCCGTACGGGACGATCCTGACGTCGACCGTGCGTCCGTCGCCGGGAGTCAGTTCGGCCGCGAACGTGCGGACGATCATGCCGTTGTTCGGCTCGTCGGCTGTCTCGGCGGCTTGTTCTTCGAGTAGTTCCTCCATCACTCCTCCTTTAGCCGCCGACCGCCGTCAGCCCGAGAGGCTGCTGCGTCGGGGATGCTGGTGCTACCTGTGACTGCTGTTCGTCGTTGTCGTCGCTCATCTGGTCGAGCGGCAGGAACGTGTCGGCCGCGTCGAAGGACACCCACTGACCGGCAGGCAGCATCTGCGCGCTCAAGGCGTTCGCGATCCTGGTCGCTGTCGGCCGGAGCTCGAACCGCCACCACATCTCACCGAGCGCAGCAGGGTTCTGGTACGTCAGACCGCCCTGGAGGCTCATGTTCAGGATCACCGACGGCACACCGTAGGCGGTCGCGATCACACGGGCGTTCCACTCCTGCGTCTCGAGCAGCGCCAGGTCGGACGGGTTGAACGACAACTCTTTGACGTTGATGTCGAGCGGCACGACAGGCGGAAGACCACCACGGCTCTGCGCTGCTGCGGCCCACTGAGCCTGCAACGCTGCGGCCTGGTCGGCCTGCTGCTTCTTCTCCGGCTGCAGGTAGACCTTCGGCATCTGTCCCTGGCTAACGCTCATCGACTGGTTGCCGGCCGCGAGCAAACCCCACGCCTGCTGCGCGTACGACTCGAGCGCAGAGCAGCCGTGCAACTTGTAGCCGGGGTTGCGGTCGATCTGCACGACCTTGATCGGGTCGAGCGGAACGTCGCCGAGCTTGTACCGGCGTGAACCGTCGGGCGCGCGACTGATCGTCAAGTCGTACGTCGGCAGCACCGTCCAGGTGCGCGGCATCCCGTCGGCGTAGTAGTCCGTGATGTAGAGGCAGACGAAGCCCCAGCCGTAGATCGACTCGACCATCGCATGAAGCGCGTCACCGATCCCGTTCGGATACCAGTGTGGATCCGGGGCGGAC